GAGGTAGACCGGGGCCAGCAGGACCGTATTGGTCGGGCTGTCCGTGTAGGTGGTGTTCGCCGTGGTGGCGACCGCCGTCGCGCTCCAGATCTGCTGGGGCGTGACAATGCTATTAGGGGACAGCGTCCCGTTCACAACAGGCATGGGCAGGAGTCCTTAGAGAGCCGCCGCGAAGGCGACGGAGAGGCGGGTGGCCGCTGCGGCCTTGGCGGCCTGGTCGGAAGCGTAGTCGGTGATCTGCGAGGTCGTGACGGTGACGTCGTCCCATGAGGCGGTTGCGCCGTTGGTGGTCAGGAACCGGCCCGCATTACCGGGCTGTCCGGGAAGCGAGCCCGCCGCCATGGCGAAGGCCACGCCGTCCACATAGCCCTTCGTGGCGCTGTCCGTGTTGGCCGTCGGCGAGCCCACGTTCTGGAGCCGAGCGCCGGCGAAGTCGGTCGTTGTCGAGGTCCGGTAGAAGTTCACCCCGTCCGGCGAGTAGCAGAAACCCACCTCACCCGCAGCGAACGATGCCGTCGCGCCAGATCCGGTCGTGATGACAACCGCACCCGAGGCCGTGTTGCGGACGAAGTAGAGCTTCCTGACCCCCGGAACCGTGATCGTCCCGCCCGTCCCGCCGGTGATGTTCAGCGCCATGCAGCGGGCTTGATCCGTCGCGCCGTTGACGCTGGTGAGCGTCGTCGGACCCGACAGGCTCAGGCTCACCGCGCCGGCCAGAGCGTCCTCGATGAGCTGGAAGACGCCCGCGTTGAGGTTCGTGCCCCAGGTGTTGAGGTTCTCGCCCGGAGCCTGAAGGTTGAACCGGAACGATGTCGAGTAGGACGAAGGCATTAAAGAGCGCTCCCGTCAGCCCGGAGCCAGGTGTAGACCCCGGCCACGGGTGTGCTGATGGCAATGGAGTTCTTGTCCGAAACGTGGATCATGCAGGCAGGCCAGCTTGCGGCCGGCGGGAGGTCAGCAAACAGGACCGTGGGCAGTTGCACCGGCTTGGTCGGGACCGCCTGTTCGTTGATGGCGTCCTGCATCTCCTGCAGGGTCGGGGCGAGCGGAAAGCCAAAGGTGGGAGAAACCGGCCTCATCGCGGGGTCCATCCCTCCGGGGTCGTCGTGATCGGGGTCCAGGCTTCCGGGTCGCCGGCCTGCGTGGACCAGGTCTCCGGGGTCTGCGGCAGGACTTGCCACCCTATGACCAGGAGAACCGCGTCAAGCCGGTCCTGGGCCTCCAGAATGGCAGCGACGCCGACAATCGGGCCACCGAACGCGACAGCGACAATGGCCGCAACGTCCCCGGCCTCAACAATCGAAGCGGCGCCCGCGATCAGCACGTCACCAGCCGCCGACAGGGTGTCCGGGGCCTCCGTGATGGAGGCGGATCCGGAAACCCCCGTCGAGGCGACCGTGCCCGAGGCCGAGGCCGTATCCGCCGCCTCCGTGACCGCGCCAAAGCCGGAAACCAGAACCCCGCCGCTGATGGCGGAAATATCCGCGCCCTCGGTGATCGAGGCGGTTCCCGACACAAGGACCGAACCCGAGGCGGAAAGGCTGTCAGCGGCCTCTACAATGGCCGCATCGCCCGTTATCGCGCCGCCCGAGACCGAACCCGAGGCCGAGGCGATATCCGCCCCTTCCGTGATCGACGCCGACCCGGAAACCTCGACCTGGCCCAGCGCGTCAAGCGTATCCGCCGCCTCGGTGATCGAGGCCGAGCCGGTGATGCCGCTTGCGCCGGCGGCGACAATCGGCAGGAGGCCGAGTTCGATCTGCGCGCCATCAAACAGGCGCCGGGAGGCCATCGGTCAGACCTCCGCGAGAAGGATGGATCCGGTAACCACCTGAGCGGCGTTCATCACGCCGAGAAGTGAGATGCAGGCCCCCGGCTCTGCCTGAGCCAGAGACCCGACGAACCCGCCGGCCGACACCGCGTCAACGACGTGCGCGCCCTGAAAATCATTCAGCGCAATCATCGCCAGCGGCTTGAACATGACGATGCCCACGTTGGCGTTGGAAGAGGTCGCGGAGGCGAACGTCACGGATTCGACAGAGCGCGCGCCAGTGTCACCTGTTGCGAGCGGCAGAGGGATTACCGTACCGGCCTCCCGCCAGCCGGTTCCGGCGAATTGGGTCGCCAGGGTCGTTCGCCCGGACGTCCCGGCCTGGTTGGTGTAGCTCGCAGTAACCGTCACTGCGGTGGACCCGTTTTGAGCAAAAAGGATCACGCCGATCATCACGCCCTCGCCGCTCGTGTAGCGAGTGAGCGCGGCGGTCGGAAGGTTGGTTGTTTGCGTCGTGGTCAGGGTCGAGTTCAGGCCGCCGGACTGGTTCAGGATGTCCGCCACGATCAGGCAGACGCCACCCGCCCCGCCGGGGTTGGCCCGAGCGCCCAGCAGGGTCAGCCGTCCGGTGTTGACGGTCGGCAGGGGGCCAATCGCTATGTCCGACGTGTCGTCCAGCGCAACCGATGTCGTCGGCGCGACGGGCGCGGGGACGAAGTTCGGCCACAGGGCCTGAAGGCGAGATGCGCGACCTCCCGCGGTCATCTGGAAGTCCGCGCTCCGGTTTTGACGCAGCGCGTCAAGATAGGCGTCGTAATCCGCGAGCGCGCCCATCTCTACTTCTCCACGAAGGCAAGAGAGCCGAGCAGTTCCGGCGCGGTCGCAGCGGACGGGATGAACAGAAGCGACAGGCAGGCGTCCGGGTCTATCGCCGGAATGCCCGGCAGGCCCGTTGTGTAGTCCCGCCAGCCCATCACGCCTGCCGCGCCGACCGGAATCCAGGCCAGCGGCTGGGCGATGGTGATGCCGAAATTTCCTGCCGTCGCCGTCGTGGCCGTCAGTTGCACCTGCTGAATGGCCCTGATCCCGCTGTCACCCGCCGTGAGCGGGATGCGCTGCACACGGGTCACTTCGCGGAATCCGGTCCCGCCGATGTTGATCGTCGAGGTCTGGCCCGTGTTCCCGTCCTGATCGGTGTACGTCATCGTCAGGGTCGTGGGGGTCCCGCCGATAACGGTGTAAATCTCGTAAAACGCGAAGTTGCCGGCCCCGCCAGTGTTGCGCGTCAAAGCCGGCGTCGGGGTCGTTCCCTGCACCGTCTGAGCCGTGGTCAGGGTCGCGTTGAGCCCGCCGATGTGGAACAGCCGGTCATAGAGCAGGAAAACGCCAGAAACGGACGGCGCAATCGCCGCCCCGATCAGCCATTTTTCCCGCGAGCCGCCCGGAGCCGTGAACCGCAGCGCGCCGGTTGTCGTCCGATCCGGGATCGCCGCCGTTGTCGGAACCGCCCCGCCTGTCGGCATCCCATCATATTGCCAGAGGGACGCGCCCCGCCCCGCAATCGGCGCCGTAGCTGCAACCCCTGCAATTCGGGGCGTTTTGTGGAAAAAGATGTTCTCCGGCGTTCCGCTGTTGCCGCCCGTCTGCCGGTTGATCAGGTCGGATAGGTCTGTCAGAGCCGTCATGAACTCGCCCTCCAGCTGCGCCGTTCAGCCTGATCAGCCGTTGCCGTCCGTGATCGTGAAGCTGGTCACGCTCACCGTCTGTCCCGTGGCAATGGAGGTGTTGTTGAGGTTCAGGTCGGACCCGGATGTCGCCACATCGGCGTCCGCAATCGCCGTGGTCCCGTTGGACTGGAACACTCGGGACCATGAGGCCGTCCCGGTCGCCGCCGCCGTGCCGTTGCTGATCGCATTAGCCGTCAGGACGCCGCTGGCAGCCGCCGCCGCAAACGCCGTCGCGTTGCAGGTCAGCTCCACCAGCATGGTCTGAGAGGTGATGGCCGTACCCACATTGGCCGGCCGCGTCCCGTTGTAGATCCGCACCTTGGCGGAGGTTCCAATGCGGGTATTGAGCGCGTCCAGCATAGCGTTGCGCGTGGTCGTGTCGTACTTGATAGCCATCGGGTGCCTCAGAAGTCGGTGTAGATGCTGTAACGGCGCTGCAAGCCGCGCTGCGGGAACTCGGTGCGAAGGACGCCGACCACCGGCTTGTCGGCTACGCGGATGGCCTCCAAGGCCTCGTCAAACAGGGTCTTGAACGTCACCAAGGCCTCGCTGTCCCGCAGGAAGGGGCCAGCCGACATGAGGGCGCCGTAGAGGTAGACGTCAGGGGCATCCGACAGGAGCCAGTTGGTCGGAGCCGCGTCCGACAGCGCCGGCACCTTCCGCACATAGGCCAGGGAGCCCACGTACATCTGGTCCGGCGAGGGCCACAGTTGGAACTGGTCGCCAATGATGGTGACGAACCGGGGCGTGTTGCTGACGCTGCTTTCGGCAAGCGCGGCGCTGATCTGCTCCGGCGTGGACAGCATCAGTTCGAAGGCGCTGCCGCCGGTGTCGGTGATGCGGAAGGACTTGAACTCAAGGAAGTCGCCGGGGAGGGCGAAGAAAGGCGTATCGACGTTGGCCGTCGCGATGACCTGCTGCTCACGAGCGCGAAGGTCACGGTTGATGCGGGTTTCGGCCAGGGCGATGAAGTCGGGAATGCGGGCGGTCAGGTCCGAACGGTTCAGCCAGTCAGCGATTGCCGCCTGGAGTTCGGAGTATGTCGTGATGGCCATGCGGTCCCCCAGAAGAAAGGGGAGAGGCCGAAGCCCCTCCCCCCCTGTCGATCAGCTGGATCAGCTGTTGTGGAGGCGCGCGGCCAGTTGGGGCCGGAGCGTCTTGTAGCCGTAGAGGACATCCAGACGAGTGGGGAACTTGTCGTTGTTGATGTCGTACTGGCGCACAACCCGCATCGAGATGCCGTCCATGACCTCGCGGGCGGCGAAGTCCACACCGCCCGGCATGACCAGGTCGGCCGTCGCAAAGGCGAAGGCTTCCTTCTGGTAGAGCAGGGAGATGCCCACAGCCGTGGAGGCCGTGCCGGCGAAGGTGATAGCCGCAGTCGCCGAGGTGGTCGGGATGACCACGTTCTGACGGCCGCCAGACAGCACGATGGCCGGGGAGAACGACACAGAGCCCGCGCCGCCGGCGTAGGCCGCCGTCACCACGAACTGCTGCGGGGTGCCGGTGTTGGCCTTGGTCTCGGGGTGAACCGCGAACACGTTGCCGATGGTGAACACGTCGCCCACGTTCATCGCGCCGGTGCCGGTGGCCACGGTCATGGTCGAGACCGGGGTTTCCGAGATCGGCA